AGTACCTGTTGTACCTTGTGAACCAATTGTTCCTTGAGTACCTGTTGTACCTTGTGAACCAATAGTACCTTGAGTACCTGCACCTGTTGTTCCTTGAGAACCAATTGTTCCTTGTGTACCTGTAGTACCTTGAGAACCAATTGTTCCTTGAGTACCCGTTGTACCTTGTGAACCAATAGTACCTTGAGTACCTGTTGTTCCTTGTGAACCAATAGTACCTTGAGTACCTGTTGTACCTTGTGAACCAATTGTTCCTTGAGTACCCGTTGTACCTTGTGAACCAATTGTTCCTTGTGTACCTGTAGTACCTTGAGAACCAATAGTACCTTGAGTACCTGTTGTACCTTGTGAACCAATTGTTCCTTGAGTACCTGTTGTACCTTGTGAACCAATAGTACCTTGAGTACCTGCACCTGTTGTTCCTTGAGAACCAATAGTACCTTGTGTACCTGTTGTTCCTTGTGAACCAATAGTACCTTGTGTACCTGTAGTACCTTGTGAACCGATTGTTCCTTGTGTACCTGTTGTACCTTGTGAACCAATAGTACCTTGAGTACCTGCACCTGTTGTTCCTTGAGAACCAATAGTACCTTGAGTACCTGTTGTTCCTTGTGAACCAATAGTACCTTGAGTACCTGTTGTACCTTGTGAACCAATTGTTCCTTGTGTACCTGTTGTACCTTGTGAACCGATTGTTCCTTGTGTACCTGTTGTACCTTGTGAACCAATTGTTCCTTGTGTACCTGTTGTACCTTGTGAACCGATTGTTCCTTGTGTACCTGTTGTACCTTGAGAACCAATAGTACCTTGAGTACCTGCACCTGTTGCTCCTTGAGAACCAATAGTACCTTGTGTACCTGTTGTTCCTTGTGAACCAATAGTACCCTGAGTACCTGCACCTGTTGCTCCTTGAGAACCAATAGTACCTTGTGTACCTGTTGTACCTTGTGAACCAATAGTACCCTGAGTACCTGCACCTGTTGCTCCTTGTGAACCGATTGTTCCTTGTGTACCTGTTGTACCTTGAGAACCGATTGTTCCTTGTGTACCTGTTGTACCTTGAGAACCAATAGTACCTTGTGTACCTGTTGTACCTTGTGAACCGATTGTTCCTTGTGTACCTTGTGAACCAATAGTACCTTGAGTACCTGTTGTTCCCTGTGAACCAATAGTACCTTGTGTACCTGTTGTACCTTGTGAACCAATAGTACCCTGAGTACCTGCACCTGTTGCTCCTTGAGAACCGATTGTTCCTTGTGTACCTGTTGTTCCTTGTGAACCAATAGTACCCTGAGTACCTGCACCTGTTATTCCTTGATTACCTTTAATACCTTGTATTCCTTGAATACCTTGAATACCTGTTATACCTTGAATACCTTGAATACCCTGCAGACCAGTAGCACCTCTGGCACCTGGGTGGTTAACTTTAACTACTTTAGTATCAGCTAATGCTATATTTACTTCAGTACAATTGGAGCTAATTTGTACAGATCTACAATTACTTCCACCATTACAATTATTACCACCACAATTATTACAAGCCATTTATTATTTTTTTTGTCTTATGTTCCATCAATATTAACTAATTGTAACTTCATTTGATAATCTAACAACTCCCATAAGTAATCTTGTTACTGTGGTACAATCTCCACTTCCAGACATTAATTCTAAATCATAATGTCCTTCATTAAAAGTTAATTGTGAAGAAGATGCTGCTGAGATGTAAACTCCTATAGATCCAGATGATAAAGGTTTAGGGTAACCTTGGGCAGAAACTGAACCGCTTAAATTTAAACCTGTACCACAAGGTCCTAAACTACTACTTAAAGTTATAAATAATTGGCTATCCCTATTTTGAGATTGTCTAATAGACATTCTAGCAGAATATCCAGTTAAATTTATAGGGGTACAATCTCCACCATTATATATTACTTCAAAATCAGTAGTAGCACCCTGCTCTATAACAAAAGAATATCTACCTGCTGCCATAATTTTTGTTATAAATATTATAAAATAGAAGTAAATTAATGGTATCCATTTAGTAATTCTAATAAATCATCAATAGCATTATGTCTGTGGGAATCCTCTAATACACACTTAAAAACATATTCAGAATTTGTTAATTTAGCCATATCATGGTATGCAGAATAATTTTTGTCTTTTAAATCCATTTGGTAAGAATCTCCACAAAATAACATTTTAGAATCTTTACCTAGTCTACCAATAGCCATCGCTAATTGTGAACGGGTTAAATTTTGGAATTCATCTACAATAACAATAGCATTATCAAATGTTCTACCCCTAAAATGAGCTAATGAAACTAATTCAATAGATTCTTCCTTTTCCATTTTTTCTAAAATTATGGGTTTATTATAAATTTTTTTCATATTAGAACGAATAGGTACTAACCAAGGTTCCATTTTTTCTCTTTCAGAACCTGGTAGAAATCCATTATCTTCAGTAGATATAGTAGGTCTTGTAATTATAATCTTATTACATTGTCTTTTAAAAAATTGATCTAAAGCAATTTGAACAGCCAATAATGTTTTACCAGATCCTGCTTTTCCAACTATAAAATTAAAAGGATGTTTTAATATTTCTGTTTTTGCTTTTTTTTGTTCTTCTGATAGACTTAGCGAAAACCTTACTGATCCTTTAGGTGGTGATTTTGATATATTATTTTTAGGCATAATTTATTTTTATTAATTTATCTAATCCTGCGTTTATGTGCATTGTTTCTTCTAATAATAATTCAAATGTAAATCTTTTATCTAAGGGTAAAACTAAATCTACTTGTGACCCCCATCTTATTAAACTAAATCTTTCATTTTGTGTACATAAGTCCCCTTGCTGTTTAAAGGGAGCTATTACATTTACATCTTCATCTGCAATTTGTACTATATAATATGTATAATCTAAAAACGAGTTATAAACACTATTAAGTACTCTTTCATTATATTTAAGATAATCCATGTTATTAGGATTAATTACTTTATTTAGAATATCTTTTTCAACAGCCAACATAGGTTTATTTGTAGATTCTATAGGTTCTAAACGATTATATTTAATTGTACCACTATAAGGAATTCTATTTATATGTACATCATAAAATGACATAAATATTCCTATAACTAATGAGGGTTTATTATAATCTTTATTTCCTACTACATCTTGGAGTGTATAATCTATACCTTTAATTTCAAGTACTTGTTCACCAGGTAATACCATTTTTTGATATAAAATAGTTCCATCTGCTGGGCTATAAAAATGTTCATTATCTATATAAGTAGGTCTTATAGGATCCCTAAAGAAAAAATTATTACTTAATTCTCCAACAGGCATTTTAGATAATTCCTTTACTTCTCCATTCAACCAATCTTCTAATTTTTCAGCCATTAAAGAAGGGTTTTAAAATGATCAACCCTATTTAAATGCATTACCATACAACTTAACATAGCTCCTGATTTCATATACTCGGATAAATTAAAAATTACAGGTTCCATCCCTTCATCAGAACATATTTTTTCTAATGAAGATATTTTATGTTTTTCACCATCATAAAATTCATCTCCCCTTTTCATTTCTGATATATTTGATGCACATAATATCATATTTCCTAATCTAACAGAATTAGCCATTCCATACATAGAATCATCAACATCTATGTCTATAATATTAGTATAGCGTGATATTTTAGCTAACTCAGTTTTATCATATAACTCCGTACAAATCATAGTTGATCGCGTATTTAACGGGAAAATACTACAATCTAAATGGTACATATATTCGTCAACCATTTTAACTTTTATAACTTCCATATTAAAATTTTCTTCCATCCAATGGTAGGTTTTGATATCTGAGCGAATGTCATATCCTCCTATATAAACATTATCTTTTAAATATTTTATATCTGCTTCACCTTCCCATTTATAGGGGGAAATATCAGTATTATAACCCATCTGTTTAAAGAATTTTTCTCCTACATACTCTTCACCTTGTCTTGGTAAAGAAGTATAATTAGATAGTAAAATATGATTTTTATCTTTAATATGAGGTAATTGTAATCCCAAATTAGCTACATATATTAAATCCTGAAAATCTCCCTCTGCTGGTAGTAAATGTACTAAAGATTGACCAGCCATAAAATTATATAAATCCATAAACTGCTTATATGCTTTTGGTCTATTTATTGATAATTCTTTTTTAGACATTTCTTTCATCCAAACATTATTAGGATCGTCTGTTGAAAAAGTATGGGGGAAATTCATTATGTAACTTTGAATAGGTAACTGTGAAGGAGTTTCTTTCATTTTAATAACTGTTTTGTTGAGTATAAATATACAAAACCTATATTAGACAAACAAATAATTATAAAAAAAAAAGCCCCGCTAATGCGGGGCTTCTTTAAATATAAATTAAGATACTATTAAATAGTATTTAATCCAGATACTTTAATTAAACCATAGTATTCTGGTCTTAACATTTTCTTAGCGTATCTAGTCAATAGACCTTTACGTGGTGTGAAAGTGTTAGGATCGTATACCATTGGAGTCATAATTAATGGAATGTATGGAGCAAATACTGCACCAGCTTCTAAAAATTGTGTTCCTCTGTATCCAAGTAAAATTTGATTTTCAGTCATATAAGGATTCTTATATACTTGATATCTACCATTTAACTGACCAACTTTCTGTACACCAAATGCGTAAGAACCTTTAGCAGCATCACCATCAGAAGTAGAAGCAAATCCTGGGATTGATTCTAATACTGTTCCAATTGTTGGAGAACAAACTAGGAAACTAGCACCTCCTCTAAGAGTTTTCTGGTGGATAATGTTAGATAATTTTTGGATTTTAGTTCCTAATGTTTGGAACCATTGTCCTTGTGAATTATAAAATCCTAAATTAGTTGAAGTTCCAAAAGCATCTTGAGAAATAGACTCATTATTAACTGCTGACCATGTTTCCGTTCCTGCATTAGCAGATTCGATTAACATATCAAGAATTTCTAAGTCAATTTCTAATGAAATATATTCACTCATAATTGAAGTTAATTCAGCTTCAGCATCTAAAGAATGGTAAGCATTTAAATCTTGAGCAAACTCAGGAGTCCAAACTGCTTTCAATTTTTTAGTTTTAGCTACAATAGCTTCACTTGACATTTGAACATTAACTTGAGGAATAGCAATAGGACTATTATCATTATTTAAGTTAGTATTACCTTCTTCAAAATCACCTCTATCAGCATCAGTTGGCTGTAATGATTGAGAAACTACTGCAGTAATAGGTGTTCCAACTCCAATAGATGAAGAAATAACTAAGAACTGTAAATCAGTACCTACAACTTTAGTGTATGCTGGTAAAGTAACATCTGCGTAAGCACCAGCTGCACCTCCTTCTGGAATTGTAAATAAAGTAAATGATCTAACTGCTTCTTTATCATAGTTAGTATCTAAACCTGCAATTGGGAAGCTTATAGTTCTGTAATCAGAAGTAGAAATACCACCACCAATAGTAAATGAAGCTGAAAGAGCTCCATCATAATTAGCGTCATCCCAAGAGGCAGTAGCTACAACAGCTGCTGCACTTGTAGATGCAGTTAATTGAGTAGAGTAAGTATATCTACCTGTACCATAAAGACCACCTGTGTTTGTGTTACCAAACGTACCAGCTGGGTCAGTAGTACCATATAAAGAATTAGTAGCAGTAAATGGTGACTTAGTAGTACCATATTGGAAATCTAGGAAAAATACTAGACCTGAAGGAAGATTCATTGGTTGAACCGAAACAAATTCTTTTGCTGCGATTTGACCAAATACCTTTCTTACTAATGGAAGAGCTACACCCGCCCATTGTGCTCCTGTTCCAGGAGAAAAATTACCAGCACCTGCACCCCCACCTGTAGTAGAAGTTTCAGTTACTAGCTGTTTAGCTTGATTTTCAAGTAACATTGACATATTGTTACTATCATTATCAGTTAAACCTTCAAGTAAGCCTGTTTTAGCCCACTTGGACGCTAATCTTGCTGCATCACTTTGTAGTGACTTGTAAGGGTTAGCGCTTTCTAATAAAGTGTTTAATTGTGACATTTTAATTTTTTTAGTCGTTATTAATTAATTTTAATTTTTAAATTATACCTGCAAGTTTCTTAAATCTATCTACCATAAGATTAGATTCAACAATTGGTTTAGTATTAACTTTCTTTGGACCCATACCTACAGATTTAGAAGCCATACCTATACTTTCATTAACTGATTTTTTAGCTTTTTTCTCAGCTAATCCATCTTTTAATGTTTCATATATTAATTTTGCTTCTTTAACTGTGTCAGCTTTGTCAAAAGAAGTTAAAACCTTAACTTTGTTGTTCTCACTTAAGTTTTTAGATTTGAAAATCTTGTTAGTATACAATAATTTTGCATTAAGTAAATTAATTTCATTTAACTCATTTCTTAGAGTTTCAACAGTAGCATAAGCTTCTTTTAGTTCATCCTCTTTTTCTTCAAGTTTAATTGAGTCAATTTCCTTTTTAGCATCCGCTTTAGCGTCTTTGATACCATCTTTGTATCCTTTTTCTTCAGCGTCAGTTCTTGCGTCTTCATCAATGGTTACGTCTTCGTCTATTTCAACTTCAACTTCATCATCAACTTCAACTTCATCTTTCATTTCAAAATCATCACCAGCTTCTAATTCACCAGCAGTGACCATGTCTGAAATTACGTCTTCGATAAACTTTTTAAGATCATCATCTGTCATGTCTTCAAGATCAATTTCTTCATCATCCATATCATCTTTCTCGTCCTCCATACCGTCAAGATATCCTTCTTCTTCGGCATCAGTACGTTCGTCTTCTTCTAGTTTGATGTCTTTAATCTTTTTTTCCATGTCATCCTTAGCGTCTTCGATACCATCTTCGTATCCTTCTTCTTCGGTTTTTGTTCTTTTATCTTCATCTAATTCGTTTTTTAATTCTGCTAAAACTTCATCCAAGTCTGAATCATCTTCCTCTTTGATTTTACGCATTTTCTCAGTTCTAGTCTCAGCCTTATTATCAGACGTACGATCATCACCTTCGCGTTTTTCCTTTTTGGTCATGTATTCTTTCTCTTCTTCCATTTTATCAGAATCTTTTGCTTCATCTACTTTATCTTCTTCTCTCATAGTATCATCCTCTTCTCTCATGGTATCATCATCTTCTTCTCTCATGGAATCTAATTCCATTTCTTCAAGTTTAGCTGATAGCATAGTTTTAAGGTGAGGTGTGAAAGATTCTTCTAAAGCAGCTTTAGCATTTGCAATTGCAGTTTCTTTAACAGCTTTTGCATCGGCGATAGCCTCTTTTAAAAATTCTCTGTTCATTTTTCCTAAAATTTGTTTGGGAAGTACGTTTATTAAGAAACGTAATAGTAATTAATACGAGTTTTAATGCTATATAGATTGTTGAGATAGCATATTTACGATTATACGTATATTGGGATTATTAAAAATTACTAAATTGGGCAATTTCCTTTAGAGCAAAGTATTTCTGTTATTATAGAATTTACTTTTGTGTATGTGTTTGTTATATCTACATTAAGTCCTTCTTTAACTAAATGCATAAATGATCCTGGGTTAGAGGGTGTTGAAACAAAATCCCAACATAATAGTTGAAAATCATCTTGTACTTCTTGTACTTCACCCATTGGTTTAAGTGAACCCATTCCACGAGAAGATACACCAACTGTAATTCCATTTTCAATTAATGCTTTTAATATATTTCCAGAGGGTGTAGGTAATATTTCTATTTTTCCCATTACATTATCTCCATCCCACCAATAATCTGTAATATTATGAGATACATTTTTTAAGTTTACTACTGAATCTTCAGGATGGTCTAATTCTCCCATTGCTCTATTTTCATCAATTAAATTTTTATAGGCTTCCATTTCTCTTTCCCATAACTCTCTAGAATAATAACGACCATTACCATTTTTGACTTCACAAGTTGCTAATATACCTTCAACTATAGGAAGTCCTCTTTTTGATTTTAAACCTTCTGTAAAGGATTGTGGTTTAAATAGAGAAGTTTCAATCAGTACTTGTTTCATAATTTAGTCCTTTAATAAATCATTAAATGACAATTTTGATTCTTTAACCTCTATATATTCATCATTTGCTTCCTTTTTAGTAGCATCACCATAACCACTAGATTTTTCTTTTCCTTTTATTTCTGTTGGTTTTAAACCTGGTGTATCTTCTGTGTAACCTATTCCTTCTTGGCCAAATTGAGCATTTTCAATATAATATAAAGGATTTGATGATAAATTTTTAGCAACTGTTTTTCTAGCTTTATCTAAATATTCTCCCATATTTGCGCTAGTAAGTAATTCAATTACTTTAGACATTTCAAAATTAACACCTAATCTAAATTCTTCACCATTAAGATTATTTACATTTTTAGTATCTTCATAATTATAGCTATTTTTATTTAAATCATTTTTTTTAGCTTCATTCATATTATCATCAAAAATACTAAACCAATCTGGTTTTTTACCTAAATTACTAGCTACACCACCCAATATATGTTCTTGGATAACAGAACGTTGTTTTAAAATAGTAGTTGCCTGGTCATAGGTTAAAACATTACTAATCAAGTTAGGATAACGTGATTTAGCTTCTTTAAGAAATACATCTTTATGTCCTTTACCTTCTTTAATTAGGTTATATTGTTCCTGTAGTGTTTTCATTATTCTTTTTTTAATAATTTTTTTATATCTTCTAAATAATCTTCAATTAAATCAGTAGGTTTAACTACTTTAAACGAATCTGGATTATTTTTATAATATTTTATTGTTTCGTTTTTAGCATTAGATACCATGGTATAAATATTATTTAATTTTTCTTCAACACCATCAAATGCTTCTATTCTTTTTAATTGGAAGTTTTTTTTTTCTTCTTTATCTTCTTCAAATAATTGCTTTACTATCATACCTGATCCTTTAATCTTTTTAGGTACTAACTTATATGCAAATTGTTTTACATAGGTGTTATCTGTAACTCCATCAGGACCAGCTTTAGGGCCAGGTCCTAAATCTGCGCCTACATCTTCTTTAACTGCCTTATATCCTATTTTTTTATAGGCTTTATTATTTGCTTTTTGTCCTTTTTTTCTAAATGCAAAAGGTGTAGCATATTGTGCTCCTGTTCCTGATGAAAATGAGGCAGCACCTGCTCCTCCTCCTGTTGTAGACATTTCATCTAAATCACCCTCATTCATTTTCATTGTTATCCTTCTATATTCTTCAGGATATTCATTTCTAATATGTGTACGAATTTTATTTCTTAATACACGAGCTTCATCATATATTAATCTTAGTTTATTATCTGATTTTGCTTTAGTATAAACACCTTTAGCTGTATTAACTAAGTCGGTTGCACCATCAAATAATTCATCAAAATTAGGTAAATAATCTATATCCCAACTAATTCTTCCAGTTTCACTATCTATATTAGTAATTGTAGATTTAACACCATCTTCAGATTTAGAATCTCCTACCTTAAATTTACCTTTTTTATCAACTTTAGGTAAATTATCTTCAGGTGCTTCTTTTAACCCTGCGGGAATGTCTTTTACTTTATACTTGTACTGGCCCATGTGATAATTTTATTTCTTCTAAAAGATTACAATATTGTAATAAGTCAACTAAATTTTCATTATTAACTTTTTTATTTTTACCTATTTCAACAATAAACTTATTTACTTCTATTAATTTAATTTTAGTAGCATCATCTTTTATAGATTTTATTTCATCAAGTAAGCTTTTTTTAATTCCTTGAATTTTTAAATTATAAAAATCTTTTAATTTACTTGTACTATCAATATGTTCAATAAACTCTCTTAGTATTGATTTTTGGGTATCTGATAAGTTAGAATATTTATCGTTAAATTTTTCTAGTATTACTCTATAAGTAAGTAATCTTACATCTTTATCTTCAGATTTAAATTCTTCTAATAAAGTATTTTTAATATTATTTTTGTTTATTTTATTTAAAGACATTTGCTCTAATAAAACTAATTTATTATCTACAATTTGATTAGGATTAGTAATATCTGTTGTGTTATATACTTCAAATAATGTATATAAAGCAGCTAAAGATTTATAATTAGAAATATTAGTTTTAAATAAATCTTCAACATTATAATGTTCTCTTAATTCTTTTACAAGATTATATTTTTCTCTTTTAAGAGATTTTCTATTTAGCTTTTTAGATGATTCTAAAATTGTGGATAAAATAGCATTAGCTTTTCCTTCTGAAAGGTTTATTGATTTTGAAAGAGTTTCGTATAATTTATATTCTTTTCCTAATTCTGTATTTACAAAATATTTTTTTAATATATTTACAGATGGTGAATCATTACCGGCTAATGTATCAGCGGTTATCTTTCTTACTAGTAATTCAAATAGGATACCAGTATTTTTAAATTTTGAATGTTTTATATACATCAATACTTATTTTATTATAAATACGTTAAGATTTGTTATTATTACCATTAATTACATTTCCTTTAATTTTTTTATTAACCTTATCTTCGGAAAGTAATACATTTTTATTGACTGGTATATCTTTTAACATATCTTCATATTTAGACAATATTTTATTTGATTCTAATTCTGATAAAGGTGATGAAGTATCATTATAATCATTTTTCATTCCTTTTCTACCTAATCTATCTTTACCAAAATTACCTTCTTGTTTATCTCTATTTGTTGGATTTTCAACTGGTCTTCCTAATGGTTCTTTATCAGTAGTTTCTTCATCATACCCATCAGGTAAATTAGAAGGGTCAGAATACATTCTTCCTTTACCATATAATGCAGCTAAATCATGAGGTGTACCATACGATTTTCCTGATGATAAAGGATCATTTCCTTCTGCTTCAATTTGAGATAATCTAAACCCACGTTTAGTATCTTGATTAACTAAATCTCTATATTCTTCATATTGATCTTGACTAAAATGGAATATATTTTCGTAAATCCAATCTGTTGGTATTAATTTACTATCTAACATAGATTGTGCTAATGTCATTTTTTCAGTCATTAAAGCTACTTTTTCTTGCTCATATATGATAGATGGAGTAGATAGTGAAATTTCAAAATTTGTTAAATCACCATCTCTATAACCTTGAGTATAAAGATGAATTAATGCTATCTTATATAATTCTGATGTAAATATTCTTTGTATACGTTCTACGGTTCTAGCAAATCTAATATCTTGTGCTGCTAATGTAGCTTTACCATCAGTATTTTCATCATAACCCATAAAAGCTTTAGGTACTTTAAGAGCCGCAAATAGTTTATCTCTTAAATATTCAACATCAGCAATTCCATCCCATTGTAATCCTGCTAAGTTATCAATTTTAGTAGTTGAATCATTTCCCCTAATTGGAATATAAAAATCTTCAAGCATATTTTGCATATTGTACTTTAAATTATATTCACCAGTTTTTTCATCCATATAAGGAGTACGTTTAAGTTTAGAAATGGTTTTTTCCATAAACGCATCTACTTCATTTGGGGGTATAGCTCCAACATTCATATAATAAATTCTTTTTTCAGGGGCACGAACAATTCTATGAATTAACATAGCGTCTTCCATTAAAACATATTGTTTAAATAATTTACGAGCAGGTTCAATATAACTTCTACCATAAGGTAAAAAATTCATATCCGTTAATAAACGAAAATGTGCCATTTCATAATTATCAAATATAATAGAATTCGCTTGATTCCCTGAGTTAGGGACATTATAATAACCTGAATCTGTTCCAGATATTCCATCTGGGTCAAATCTATATTTTACTTCTGTGGGATTTAAAGTGTTACCATCTTGGTCTAATCCCATTCCTCCTTCTAATCTTTCAATGTGGTATGCTGTATAAGGTATAACATTATATACCCCAAACTTTTCTGCAATTTCTAATTTTAAAAAGAAATCACCATATTTACACATATTTCTTATCCAAGGCCAAAGGTTAAATTCTATGTTTAAAACATCATAAAATAAATTGTATAAAATTTGTTGTATGTTTTCATCAGAACTTTTAATATGCATTACTTCTCCCATATCATTTTTAAGAGTAGATTCATCTGCTACAATATCTAATGCAGATGCTATAATAGCATCAGTATCCATTGCATCATATTCTGAATATAAATAAGGTCTTAAAGTTTGATAATTAAAATTTTGCTGTTGTCCATATAAAGAAGTAGCTGAATTTGTATAAACTCTATTAAATCTATCTATTAAAGAATTGGTTTCTAATTCACCAGTCATTTGGATTTTATTAACATCCATAACTTTAAGTTCATTACCCCCAACATTACGTATTAATACATCTGTTGAAAATAATCTTTTTAATCTTGAAAATAAGCCTTTATCTGCCATTTTATTTTATTTATAAATATATTATAATAACCATTTAATGTTCTCATCTTTCCCTCCTATTTTCATTGAATAAGGATTTTGAACACTATTAGTATTATACCCCCCACTATAGGAAGATTTTGATTTTTGAATATTACCCAATGCAGCACGAGCTCCATCTAAACTCTGTTGTTGAAACTTTAAAGAAGTATCACGTAGAAACATACCAATCCCAAATGACATAACCAAATCATCATTATAACCGCTTTGAGCTTCTGGTCTTCCATTTTTCCAGATAAATACTTTCATCTCTTCTAATAAACGTTTAGATTGAATTGTTACTGATCTGTCACCAACAAATTCTCTAAATTTATTAATACAAAGAGGTCTTGTTCTCATTGACATAGTAAAACCAGGAACCATTTCAGAATTACCTTCATATACTCTTAAATAAGATTCTGCTGTTAATTGATCGGATTTTGGTGATTGGTATAAATTTTTATAATCTCTTTCTCTAATTGCATCTAAAGTTGCCCAACCAATATTAGCATTTTCGACTACTAACATAGCATTATTAAATTCAGTAGCTAAACCTGTAAGAAAATATCCAAATTCTTTAGGTGGCATTTGTCCTTTATATTCTGCTACTTGAGTATTAGTTTGAATATCCATTACATGACATGCTGAAAAGTCTTTACCATCACCTCTAGCTACATCAGCTACTACCATATACTCTCTAGAATAATCAGCATTTTCCCAAATCCATAAATTTTGGTCTACACCCCTTCTTTCTAATGGTTCTTTTATTGTTGTTTCTTTTACAAAATCAATCCATTCAGAATAAAATACTATATCTCCTGACGTACTAAAATCACAATCACATTCTTGTGCTGCTATTCTAGGATCACCTAATAATTCATCTTGTCTATCTCTCCATTCTTGATTTCTTTCAGGATGTACAAACCAAGGTAATTTAATAGGTAAAAATTCATTTTCTTGAGATTCTGCTCTAACCCATGTTTGGTGAAACCAATTTCCTGTACCATAGGGGGTAGACAAAGCAATACAACCCCCACCAGTTGCTAATGTTTGTTGAGCAGATGCCCATATTTCTCCAATATTATCAATAAAAGCTGCTTCATCAATTAATAGTAAAGATACTGCTTCTGATCTACCTGCATCACTTGATGCTGAGGTTGCTTTTATTTGGGATCCATTATTAAGCCGCAATGTTAATTTATTATTTTCCATTGCATCTACTTTTAACCAAGAAGGTAAATTTTCATACATAAATTTTACCTTAGTAACCATATTTTTAGCTGTATCTTGTTTAGTTGCAATACAAAGTATATTTTTATCTTTATGAAAAACCATCATCCATAAAGAATAACCTGCAGTTAAAGTTGAAATTCCTAATTGTCTAGATTTAAGAATAACTGAGTAAGGGTTTTCTTTAAATAAACCCAATACTTTTTCTTGAAAAGGATATAAACTAAATTGTATTCTACCTCTTTGAGGATGTTGAATATAACAGTATTTTTTCATAAAATGTATAGGGTCTTTTGCACATTTTATATATTCTTGCCTTATTATTTTTTTTATATCTGACATTTATTATAGTAAAGAATAATTTACTATTATTTCTTTTTTACTTTTTCTAATGATCTACCACCAAAATATGCTCCAATAACTGTTATTAAAACTAACTGTAGTAAATCTGTCCATTTTTGTTCAACAGTAAAACTAATAGTACCAGCATCAATGAATATCATAAGAACAGTAGAAACTACTAAAAAAATTAAAATTAATGGTCTTACATTTTTACTTAACCATGAATCACTATTCATATCTGCCTTCCATCTATCTGTAATGTTAGCTTCCATTTTAGCTTCATGTTCTACTATTAAAGCTTTAATTTTTCTTTCAGCATTTAATTTTTCTTCTTTTGATGTGTGTAGGTTATCAATCACCCCACCTACACCTTTTACTAGGTCTGCTGCACCACCTGAAAATAAATTTGATAATATACTCATAACTATAATTTTATAACATTGATTCTAACTCTTTTTTAATATTAGTTAGTTTTAATAATTTGTTTCTTAATTTTTGTTTTTCTTCACCTTCTGATGTTTTCCATTTATTAACTGTAGATTTCATCTCTTTAGTTGTTTGTTGTAATTTAGTAGCAATAGTAGCTACTGAGTCTCCTTTTAATTGTTTAGCTGTTGGTTCTTCATCCTCTTCAGTTAAATTTACATCTATTCCTTTTTTAGCTAATTTTTCAGCTTCACCAGCATCATCAGTTGTTATTGTACCCTCTTCATTTAACATTTCTATAATTTCTTCTTTAATAGAAGCTTTTAATTTAGATTTTTTCATTATAAGTTATTTTGTTATAAATATTATGAAAAAATTGTTTGTTTAACTTGTTCTATACGTTCTTCAGTTGTGCCCTGAATTGTTACATATTTTACATTTCTCCAATCTAATATTTCTAATATCTTTTTATTAATATTATCTCTATATCTTATATCAGTTTCTCTAACCCCATTATCTTCCATTTTAACTCCTACAGGAGATACATAAAATAAATAATTATAATCTTTAATTAAATGCCCTAATGATGAATTTAAATGAAATGCTTCATTAGCAGACATTGAATTAGATAAAGCACTAAATGCCATAACATCAATAACAGTTCTATCTGTTATAATTTTATCACATAATAATTCACTTGCTCTTTCAGCTGAGAATACTAATTGGCCTTTTAAAGTTGAATCAGTATTTAATGGTATTCCCATATCCATTAAATGTTTAGAACGCTCTGTTCTAGAAGTATAATCTTTAAATTCAGGTAATTTAGCTAATTCATTAACTAATGTTGTTTTACCAACTGACATTGTACCACAAAATCCTATTTTCATAACTTATTATTTTGGTTAATATACAAACTAATTTCTATGAGTCATACCTTTAGGAGCAGGTTTTTTATACCAAGGTAAACCTTCTCTTCCTTTTCTTATTTCATTCCAATTTTCATAATTATATTCAATGCCATTTATATAATATTCTTTTTTATGTTGATCTTTATTAATTAATGCAGGTTCTTCAAGACTATGAAGTTTATTCATTCCTTGAACTTCTAAACATAACATAGTAGTAATAGATCCATCCTCTTCTTTTTTACGGAATTTTCTATTCTTAATATGTTCATTCATATTTACTTTAGACTTTGCCATTTCTTATTTGTTTAATTTATTAGTATTTTCTTTAGGCATTATTAACCCACCTATAGTATGTATTTTATCATCTTCTTCAGACCATGGTCCTTGTTTATCTGCGTGTTCTAAAAATTCATTTATAGCATCACTCATTGATAATAATTGTTCTGCTACTAATGTACCATGAGCTCCTGAAACTGATATACCTCTTGCACTTAAAGCATCACCTACAAAATGTACATTTGGATATTTAGTTAATGATAAATCTTCATAATTTACTAATGGCTCGGGAGCTAAATATTTAACTTCAGGTACATATATTCCCCAATCATCTTTTAACGTTGGAAATACTTTTTTCATATCATTAATAAAATCTTCTATATAACTATAATATCCTTGAAATGCATCTTTAACTACATTTAAATTTTCAATTTTAGTAGCTGATACATCTATACCTTCTGATGTTGTAGATGGTTCTCTTGTTGGACTATAAAATAAACCTGTACTATTTTCTTGTACCTTATTTACTAATTCTCTTGCCCATTTAAATGGTTCTTTAATACCTTTAATTTCCATTAGTATACCAAAATTAGTCATATTATTTCTAAATGCTTCATCTTTTTTAGCATGTCCATTGTAACTATGATTACCATATGTTTCTTCAACTGCTACATATGCTGCATTATTATTTGTACAAAATGATCTTAAACTAACTTTATCATCTTTTCTATATAATTTAAAATCATATGCTATNTCAATTAATTTTTGAAAATGTTTTTGTGGTGCNTCAAATCTAACACCTATTTGTGCTGGTTTTTCTTCAGTTGGTAAATCATACTTTTCCATTATATCTGAAGTAAAGTCAATACCAGATTTACCTACGCCAAATATTAATGTATCATATTTATTTCCAAATTCACCGCACATAACCATTTGATTATCAAAATCAATATTTGTTACTTTAGTTTCCCAAACAAATTCTACACCCTTATCAACTAAATAATCATACCAACTTTTACCTATTTCATGTAAATAATCAGTACCAATGTGCCATACAGGAAATAATCTTAAACCAAAATAAGGTTTAATAAATTCAGGCTCCTCTGTAGGGTGTGATAATATAATTTGCTCTGGGTGTGGGTGAAATCTACTAAAATTATCAACAACTTGCTTCATTAGCTCCATTGCTTTATCTTCACCTACATACTTAGATAATTGACCCCCAATTTGTGTTGAGTAAGTTAATTTACCATCTGACCAACCACCTGCTCCTAAGTAACCTGTCATTACTTCTTCATATGGTCTTAAATATGGATCTTTACCCATATCTATAATGGTTATTTTACCATCAAAATTGTTATCAACTAACTTTGTAGCAGCGTTTACGCCTGCTACTCCTGCTCCAATTATTACTATGTTTTTGCCCATATATTGTATTATTTTATATGCGTGAATATACGAAAAAAAAATGTGACCTCCAAATGGAGGCCACAGATCTCTTAATTTAATTTAATCGCCAGGCTATGAATCTGACTATATGTTTTTATTTTATTTTATTCTTCGTACTATTAATGTTGATGAAGACTCTAAAACAACATCGTATGCTGCTGAAACACCACCTGCAACTACGACATTACCCGTTATTGTAGTATCTGCATCTCCTGCTACTATTGTTGCTGTTTGGGCTGCTCCATCTAAGTTAATAATATAAATTCTCCAACTGTTATATACTTGTTGAGATGATACTCCCGCTACTCCCTCAAATAAACCATTAATTAAACTATCAGTTGAACCTAAAGTTAAATTATTATTTGCTCCATCAGGTGCAATTGTAATTATTCCAGGTTTAATTAAATCAAAGGTTAATGCTGATGCTGATGTTAATGCTGGATGTGCTGGTTGGTGGTTTATTGGTGTATCTATATTTTGGTAACTATATACTATATCGTTTGCCTTTAATATTTTATCACTCCAAATAAATCTATTTTGGTATTTTATAATACCATATTCTAATTCTGCGGGCGTTAATGTTGCTCCTCTGGTTCCTGCCATGATTATTTATTTTTTTTTAAATTAGTTAATTCTTATTAATGACCCTGCTTCTAAACCACTATCAATTACTGATACATACATGCGAAATCTTGCTGTTGTTTGAGCAGCTATTACCATACTACCTACTTCTGTCCATCCTCCGGCACTAGCGGTTACTGTAACACTATTTGATCCTGTTCCTGAGTTTGTAAATGAAAATTCTAAATATTCTCCTACAACCATTCCCGAAATACTTACCCAACCTGCTACATCAAACAATGCTACACTAATTGGTGCTGTTGGTGTTTGATAAAAATTTGCTTGATATGCAGAATTTACTTGGTTTGATGGATTGTAAATATTACCAGTAGCAATAGTTGTTCCTCCAGGAGCATTTGTAGTTGATGACCCCCCAAAACAAGTTGGTTCTTTTCTATTTACAAAAGAATATAAAAATCTATCTGCTGTTAATTCTCTATTATTCCAGTACCAATGTCCTGGTTCTATTACTAATTGTGATGTTATACCACTTGGGGCTAATGCATTTACTTGTGCCATAATTTTTTTATTTTTTTAATGATTATAAAATGTACAAATGAACCGTAGTAGCACTTGCTCTTCTTAGTCTAAGTCTAACATTTGTATTTGCTGCTATACTTAAGTTTCCATAAGTAGTTACACCTGCGCCTGCTGCTAAAGTCAATGCATTCGCACCACTTAAATTTGCAATAATAGTATCAAATGAATCACTATTTTCTGTAAATCCTAAATTTGCAATTAGGTTTGCTGCTGTATCTGTTGTTAATGTTCTTGCTGTTGAGTTTGCTATTGAAGCATATTCTGCTAACCATGTTCCTGCTCCAATTACACCATCTGCATCTGCTAATGTTATAGGTGCCATTGATTGTAATGGTAAATATTTTGATACGTAGCTATACGTAAAGTCATAAGCATCAAGTGTTCTTGAGTTCCAATATTGGTGTCCTGGTCTTTCTATTAAAAAACTTAACCAAGAGTTTGCTGATTTAATTGCCATAATGTTTGCTGTCTTTTTTAATTATTAAAAAGCTGGTGTTCACCACTTTTTGTTTATTATACATATGTAATATTCTTATAAAATTAACAATCACAACAAGAGCAGCCACAAGACTTTCCACAGTTGCATTCTTTACAATTAC